GGATATCGACAGTATACCTAACCTTTGGATGGTAGTAATACGCTGGGAATATTCTTTGAATAAATACATCTTCATTCAATTTAATTTCCAATAAAAAGTGTTCTCTATCCTTCTCGGGAGCGTCTTCCACATAGTCCGAAGATAGGAAATAATTTTGATTTTCGCACAAATAATCAGAACTTTTTATTTTTAAATCTTCAGAAATATCCTCACAAATATTTCTTAGATAATAATGAAGGTCCATAGATCGTCTAGACCCCTCCACATGATCCTTTACATTAAAGAATCTTTGACAAATAATGTTTCCCTCTAATGTTAAGAGGAATTCAAATTTTGTAATGTCCGGTTGTTGTTGGTAGTTACTCATAACTTTTGATTTTAATTATTTTTTTTTTATTTTTTTCTTTTGTTGTTAATCTAAGAAATGGGTTTAAGAATTTAACAAATCCATCGTCTGATTTTGGTAATAGATTAAAAATTCCATCGTCTCTCATCATTCTCATGGCGTTTTTGTAAGACCTACCTTCTTGGTCCAAGTTTTCATTTATTAGTAAATCTATATTTTCTTTAGCTTCGTAAGTTAAAAAAGGTTCTTCCAAACTTACGATACGATTGTTTATATCAAAAAACTCCTCACCTAATACACCATGTTTGGTAACACCTGTTAGTAAATTCGCAATAAGTTTGTTGTGTTTGTCTTGTTGAAAGATTTCCTCACATTTGTTCTTAACTTGTTCAACAGAAATTTGTTCTGTTTTTAGTTCAGGGAAAACCGATAAAAATCGTTTTATACCCATTCCTCTTATGCCAGCAATGTTGTCTGAAGAGTCACCACACATCATCTTAACCAATTTAACATTTTCAATTAAGATTTCCTCGTGGTTATAAACAATTGTATCGTTTTGTTTGTAAAGTTTTCCGTGTGACGGATTGTAGATTTGTGTATTTTTTGAAACCAATTGTGTTAGGTCTCCGTCTGAAGAATAAACTATTTTGTTTTCTTTGGGCGAATTCTGAGTATAGTATGCAATGTTGTCATCAGTCTCACAATACTCATATTCTCCCTGTCTTACGAATAACTCTTCAAGATATTGTTTTACTCTATCTCTTTGGTAACCGTAAGAGTTAACTTCTTCTTCAGAACGTAGTCGTGATCTTCTGTTTTCTTTGTAAGGTGCGTAAATTTTCTTACGAGTTTGGGACCCTTCTAATCCATCCCAAAATACAACTATCTTGTCTAAATTGTACGTCTCAAATGTTCTTCTAAGAGTATTAAGAAAATGATACATTCCCCCAATGTGTTCTCCATTATGAAAGGCATTTTTAACGCCATAGAAACCAATCGTAAGTAAATTGTCGCCATCTACTAATAAAACAGACATTAAATAAATTTATTATAAATCACTTTCCTCTGTTACAACTTGTGTATCCAAGATGTCTGTAACATTAACACCTAACATCTTACCGATGTAATCGCCCTGTTCTTTTTTATAATCCTCAATTGATTTCTTCTCTTCTGAATCTTCTTTTGCTGACATAAACCCGTGAGCGGTAACTAAGATACGTCCATCTTCATAACCTGAACCATTGATGTGATTTTTCATTATTGAGATTTTTGTTCTTGTTGCTATTTTAACTTTTCTCTTATCTTTTGTGATAGAAATTTTTGTTGTTCCCGCACCTTTTTGATTACCAAATAAGAATACAATACTTGAGTTTAACCAAATTGCTTCTCCACCTTTTGCTTTAATCTTTGGTTGTCCAAAAGGATTGTCAGGTAATTCTACCCAAGGTTGGTTAACAATGATTAATGTGTTTGTATAAGGTTTATCTGTTCTTCTTGAACCTGAAATACGTTGATTGATGCCCATTCCAATTTTGTCAGCTAAAACTGATGCATTGTGTTGTTTACCACCTTTACCATCATAAGTCATCTTACATGGAACTGAACCTACTGAATCCCAAAGGATTAATAAATCGTGAGGTATATCTCCCTTTTCTTGAGCATCTAATAATTCATTGATATACTCAGTAATTTGTTCAATATACTCAAAATCACTATTGAAAAGATAGTCTCCGTCCTTATCAAATCCCATTAACTCCGCATGATCCCAACTCCATTTTTGTTCTGTAATAACGATCACAGGAACAACTCCTTTCTTTTGTGCATCTACCGCTGACTTTACAAGTGCGGTTGTTTTACCCGTATCACTATGTCCTAATAACATATTGATGTGTCCCATCGCGGGACCTGGAAGACCCGTTGCATCCAAGAAGGCATCACCTAAATCGAAGAAACGGTCAGCCTTGTATTCAGCTTCTTTCGAGAATTTCTTCTTGATTGCTGAAAAATCTGTTTTTTTAATACCTGCCATTGTTTTGTGTTTAAAAATGGGGTGGATGTTTCACCACCCCGTGAAATAATTAGAATGGTAATTCTGAATCTACATCCTCATCTTCTTGTGGGTCAACCACAGGAGTTGATGGGGTTTTCGGTGTTGAAATTACTTCTTCCGATGTTGAATTGGATGCCCATTTGTTGCTGTTTGAATCCCAACGTGGAACCTCACCTTTAGCGACCATTTCTAAGTAATCCTCAGGTTTTTTAGAATAAACATCTGACCAAGTTAATTCGTTATCTACCCAAGTTTTTGCGACGTTTGCGTCTGTGTGTAACTGACCCGCGTCTTCAGGAATAACTGAATTGATGGTTGTGTATTCTTTACCTGTACCTGCCTTAGTTAAAGCTAAAGACAAGATTAAATCACGACCATTTTCAATATTGGTGATATCACCTTTGTTACGGAAAATTGGGAAGATTTTATCTAAAATACCATCACCTTTGTGATTGTGTTTAAATCTCCAAAATTTAGGTCCGTCTTGTTCGTTATCGCGATCGACAACTTTAACAATGTAGAACTTACGAGAACGATAATTACGAGCTAATTCTTTATCAGAATCAACACCGGTCATCATCAAACCCTCATAAACTTCATGTAATGGGGAACGTTTTCCCTCTTGTTTTGGGTCAAATAGTTTAACCCATTTTCCATCGACTTGAACTTCGTGGAAGTAAACCTCAACAAATGGTGATGAACCATCTTTTGTTGGTAGAATACGAATACGTCTTTCTTCTCCCTTAGAACCCTTAGGTAATACTGTAGTGAAATAACGTTTCAATCTGTCCTCTGAGGACATTTTGTTTGTGGTGCCACTTGTGGCGTTTTTGCTTTTCTCGTACTGAGCGAGTACTGCATCAAATGTTGACATGTTGTTAAATTTTAATTATTTAAATTGTTATAGTAAAATATACATAAAAAAACCCAGACTTGGAAATCTGGGTTAAATTATTTTTAAAGTTTTTTTTTAAAGGGTGAATTACCAAGAAATCACATATTTTGGGTAGGTTCCCATAGTATCGTAAAATGTGTCTATGGTAAAACCATAAGATCTCAATGTGGTAACCATTGCGGAATTTACTCTCGCCCCATCTACCGTTACAGAGTATAAACCTTGAGCAGTTGCTCCAGTTACTAAACTATCTACGTAAGATAATGAACTTGTTGCTGTGTTTGATGCAGTTCTTGCTGCTGAACCTGATATCATTTATTTATGTTTTTTTAATTTATTATTATTCTAATGTTAAAAGATAAGATAATTTGTTAAATAAACCTAACATTTCATCTCTAATGTTTAAAATATCGGTGTCCGTTGGTTCAAATTGTTCGGTGTATTGGATAAGAGCATTTTTTACAGTATTAACCATTTCCTCAGGTTTTAACTCTGATAAATTAACTAATGTTATTGTATTTGTCTCATCATCTAACTTAAAACGACCATATTTTCCCATCGCAGCCTCAACGAAAGTATCCGTTAAATCACTCAAAGTATCATATGTGTTACCAAAAGCCTGATGTCTTGAATAACCTTTAGTTTGCCAATGCATTACTTTCAACTGAGCACTTAAACCTAATAAAAAATTTATATTAGAATTTATATTCATCTTCCTCTTCGCTTGGGTTAAATGATGTTTTTATATTTTCAACTGGATAATTTTCAACCTCGTCTTTGGTTAAAATGTATTCATTCTTACCACTTGCTCTCATCTCACCTTGTTTGTGTGCAAAGAATTCTTGTGGTTTCTCGTTAAATGGATATGAATCTAAAGAACGCATTTCAAGTCTTTCAACTTCAGTTTTTGGTTTGTTAGCCTCAACGGTTGCTCCCAATTGGTCAATCTTAGTCATTACTTGATCCATTTGAGCTAATTTTTGTTCTAAATCAGTTAGCTTGGTGAACACATCATCCATCTTAGTTATCACTTCGTTGTTTGAACCCGTACTATCTTCTTGGTCTTTCTTAACACTTTTAACCATGTTAACCAAATCAGTAATATCCACTTCTTCTGTATTGTCCATTTCAGGGGCGGGTGCCGCGTCCATTGGTGCTGCATCAGCGGTAGGTAATGCGTTTGGATCTGATGCCATATCTGCAGGTGCTCCTAAAGCTGGATCCAAAGCTGGATCGGCAGGAGGTGCGTCTTGTTCCATTATCATCGTCTTACCATATTTGTTTATGGCTTTATAACGATTTAATTCTTCTTGTAGTTTTTTCTCTAACATGGCTTAATCTTGTAATAATTGTCTACCGTCGTTTGTAACGTATTTTTTATTTATTCTTTCAACAATTCCGTCTTTTTCTCTGATTGTGTAACATTCTCCAGTTACTAAATCACACTCTTCTCTTTCCATACCATCATTTGATGTTCTTTTAGTCTGTTTAGGACTTAAGAACTGATCCATGGTGTCGTTTAATTTATTATTTTCCATAATTTTCTGTTATATGTATAAATATCCCAAATTTGTTAATATTCTTAAATGATTTCAAAATATACAACATCTCCATCTTGTACTTTTAAATCTTTCATTAATTGTTTAGATAGTGCCAATCCAGATTTAACTAAAGTTGGTCCTGCATTAATTGGTCCTGTTATGTTATTAACGTTAATTTCTCCTGAACCTACTGGTGGTACGGTTATTGGTGTTTTCACATCTTTTGGGTTATAAAACTTAGTGGTTCCTTTAATAATTAAATTTGGTTTAGCTACATCAAAATCAAATTTTGTAGAATAGAAGTATCTTGTTGAACTTGATAAATCTTTCCAAGTAATTGGGTTGGGTTCTATTGTATGTTCCGTTTGTCTTGAAATGATATTCATAGATATTGTTTCTTTTATCTCATAATTTGGTCCACCCATAGTAATAACTTGAGCCCTTAAATAATCTTTTCCATTGAAACTAACTTTTTGGATGTACTTTTCTTCGTTATATCCATTATATGGTACACCATATTGTGTAACTCCTTGTTCTAATAATATTTTTTCTCCGTTAATGGCTTGATTACTATCTCCCATATCTGATAAGAATGTTTTACCATCACTTGTTGTGTGTGTTTGTTCATTCTTTGTTGACCCTGTTGTTGTAGAATTTTCTTGTTCTTTAGTTTTAGCAATTGCCGTTCTAGTTATCTTATCGAATAAAACTCTATAACTTGATAGGAATGAATCCTTAGGGTCAGGTAATGACGCGTAAGGAATTCTTGTACCTTTAAATGTGGTTATTATATTATTATTCCTAATACTATGTGAAACTTCAGTTATCCAATATGACCCCCTAAACATAGGTACATTTTTTAAATAAAAATACATTGTTGGTTGAATCATGACATTACCCATACATGTTACGTCACAAGTATATGATGCCTGTCTGTATATGTCAAATAAACTTATGTCTATTTGATTTGCGGCAGCACCACTTTCAGAACGACCTAAATTTTCAATAACATTAAATGATTCTGTAGTGTTCCTTATTGACGATTGGTCAAGTTGTACACTCTTAAAAATACCTTGGTTTTGGTCGCCAACACTTACTTCAAACGCAACCACTTTATTAGATTTTGCATAATCCCCTTGACTAAACACCTGTGGTGTTGTTATAACTAATGGACTACCTACTCCACTAAATAAGTTACCACTATCGTTTTTAAATTTATATTTTTCGTTAATGTCCGCCAACTCTAAATGTTTAGATGTTGGTCCCGTATATTGAATAAGAATTTTAGGTGAGGAATCTTGATAGTCCACATCTAAAAATGTTCCAAATAAATTTTCAGCAATTTTCTTAGATGGTGTTATTCTAGATTTAGTTGAGTTGTTTGTTCCGTAGAAATTAACGTATGCTGGTAATCCCCTCATATCAAATCCCGTTCCTTGTATTAACATTGATATTACACTATAAAGATTCGCCTTACTATTTTTCGTATCTTCTAATGGTAATAATTTTTCAAGTGAAAGGTACGCTTGGTCTCCTATGTCTTTATTTGCTTTATCTAAGAATAAAAATTCTTCCATTAAAGTCCTTTGTCCTAATGAATTTCCTGCAACCCATTTATCATTAAACGATTTAAAGTAATTATATAATTCTAATTTTAATGGAATGTCATTATATCCATTTACAATCGTAACCTCATTTTTACTATCTTTAACTGTTAAAGTTGATAACTTAGGTAATAGTTGTGTAAAATATTGTCCAAGTCTTAATTCAGGTCCTCTCAATATTTTTGTTTTTATATAATCTTGGAAATCAGCTTTTGTTGGGGTGTATAATAATCCTTCACTTTCGACCCACCCAGCAAATATTAAAATCAATGGTCTAAATGTTAATACATTTTCTTCACTTAATTCTATATTATTAGTTACGAAGAAATTTTTATAACAATCTGTTGATGGTTCT